CAGTGGCCTGCGCGGCCTGTACCACGGCCACCAGCTCTGCGCGGGTGATGGTATCGATGGCACGCGCGCCCAGCGCCGGGAACACAAAGCGCTCCAGCGTGTTGGTGACCTGCACCTGGTGCTTGCCGTTGCTCAAAGTGGGTAGCTTGAGCTTGAGCCAGGCGCGGGCCACGGCCTCAAAGGTGGGTGCGGCTTTGGCCACGGGCGCAGCGGCCACCGCGTCACGCGCCGCTGCGTGGGCGCGCCGGGCGTCTGCCAGGCTGAGCGCGGGCCACTGGCCATAGGTGCGCGTGGCTTGCTTGCCCGAGCGCACATAGTTGGCGCGCCAGCTTTTGCCCCCGGCGGGTGTCACAAAAAGGTAAAGCCCCGCGCTGTCGGCCAGTTTGTAGCCCTTGTCGCGTGGCTTGGCGGCCTCTATGGCCCGCACTGTGAGTGTCATGGTATCGCCCTCGTCCGTACCATGCGCGGTGCCACACTCTGCGGCGGGCTTGTTTGACACAGTTTGGCACGGTTTGAAACAATTATGCAGCAGCCGCCCAATGAAAAAGCCCCGAACCGGTCAAGGTTTGGGGCTTTTTGGTACGGTTTGAAACAACTTCTGGCGGAGAAGGCGGGAGCAAAAAATCCTTATAAATCAAGCATCTTTTGTGCCGGTACCACGTTTTATGCCATGGTTGGCGCTCCAAGGTTGCAAGCCTACGGCCAATGCGGCGCAGGCTAGCGCGGTTTCGCGGGTGATGGGCACTTGGCCTAGCGCCCGCTTTTTGTATCCCGACAGTGTGATGCCTAAACGGTGCGCGGCCTTTTGTTGGGTCAAGCCTTGGTCGGCTTGCCAGGCTCGGAGTTCGTCGGCTGTCACGCTACAAAATAGCCGCGTAGGCCTCAATCACTTTGCTATTCCAGTCCTGATGCAGTTGGTCTAAATTTTGACCAATGTCAAGTTTATTGTCAGTAGCCCATTTAATAAGAGCTGGTTTTGTTTGCGTGTTATGCCAGTCGGATGCGATCTCAAGTTTTTCTTGATTGGATAAATTTACTGTATTGCTTGACATTTTGATTTTCCTTTGTTTAAGGCCTTGCGTTATTGCTTGCCCATGGCTGTATTGTAGTACCTTTAAGGTACTTTTACAAACGCAAAAAAACAATATTTTTATCACCAACTGCCATCAATAGAAAAATCCTATAACCCCACAGAAAACCAAGTCTGTTGCCGCACCGGTGCCCTGGGCTTGGGCAACGGCTTGACCCGGCGCTGCACCGGGGGCGAGGCGGTGTCTACGCCCCAGGGGTCTAGGCCTGCGCTCAGGGCGGCGCAGGCCAGGGCCATGCGGCGGTCGGGCAGGCACTCGCCGTATACCAGTTTGCAGTAGCCGCTTGTGCTCATGCCCAGCAGCGCGGCGGCTTGGCGTTGGGTTAGGCCCATGTGAGCCTGCCAGGCGCGCAGCTCTGCGGTGGTCACTTGGGCCAGGCCTGCAAGAGTGTGGCCGCGTCTACGGCGTGCCGGTCTGCAGCTTGGGCAATGCCTGCACCCGTGTCCGCAAGTCGATCAATGCCCGCTGCCACTGCACTGAGTAGCTCTCGCTCGGGGGCGCAAGTGTCAGGGCCGGGGCCGGGGGCGGCGGGGGGCAGATCAGCGGTGGCGGTGGCGAGTGCGTCGCGCAGGCGGTCGCGCTCAGTGCGCACGCCATCAAAATCAGATTGCAGAGCTTGGAGCGTTTGCGTGCGGTCATGGGTGGCCTTGGTGACGGTGGTGTATTGGCGGGACTGGGTGGCGGCGGCAGCGGTAACGGCCTGGGCGTGGGCGGCCTCTGCGTCTGCGCGGTAGTTGGCAAAGTCTGCGCGCTCGGACGCGCCGCCTAAGCGGTAGGCCTGCCAGTGGCTGGCGGCCAGGGCCAGGGCGGCGATGGTGGCTAGGGCGATGCGCAGGGGGCATGAGGCGAGGGTCATGCGGCCTCCCGCTTGCGCGATTCGGCAATAAGCAGCCAAAGCTGGGCGAGCGTTTTTATGGGCGCAACCTTGCCGTCATACCCCGCCTCCATGGCTTTTTTGCCCATGTTGTTTTCTTGCACGTACCACTCTAGCCAATTGCCAAAGTCGCCCACCTGAGATTCGAGCAAGGTGGTGTAGGCGTCAAATAGCTCCCACACGGTGGTGTGTAGCGGGCCTTCGACGGCCAGTCCGATAGACTTTTCGACTCCGCAGAACAGGCGGTCCACGGCTTCGCGGTGGGCTTGCCATTTTGTGAGCATGGCAAGGGTTTGTTTTTTGTCGGGGTATTGTGTGGGCATTACGCTGCTTCCATAGCAAATAAATCAGCGGTGCCGGTCACGCGCTCGGGCACGCAATGCGGGCTGCACCACAGCGTTTCACTGGCGCTGTTGGCCACGGCCTCGTCGGTCAGGGCATAGCCCTTGCGCGCGGTCCAGGTGCGCAGGTGCCAGCCTTGGCCCAGCAGGGCGTCATGCTCACCCGCGTGGCCGCACAGCACGATGCGCAGGGCGGGGTTAGCGCCATTGGCAGCGCACCAGGCGCGCACGTCGTCGGCAATGCCTAGGCCCATGCCGCCCGCGCTGTAGTCCATGGCGCCCTTGGCGTAGGGAGGGTCTAAAAACACGCCGGTCAGGCCGTGGCGAGTTGTCACGGAATCCTTGACAACTCGCTGCCAGTCGCCACACGTCACCCGCACATCACGCATGCGCTCGTGCAGCGCGCCAAACCAGCCGAAAATGAATTGACGGCGGCCCCGCCCGGCGTCGCCCAGGTGCGGAAGTTGCCGGTTGATGCCCCGCCCGGCGTCGCCCAGGTGCGGAAGTTGCCGGTTGATGCCCCGCCCGGCGTTGCCCAGGTGCGGAAGTTGCCGGTTGATGCCCTGCCCGGCGCTTAGGTGCGGAAGTTGCCGGTTGATGCCCCGCCCGGCGCTTAGGTGCGGAAGTTGCCGGTTGATGCCTTGCCCGGCGTCGCCTTTGACGATGCGCTCGCCGTCGTGCACCCATGGCCCGGTGCCGCTGCACCAGCCTGAGCCGATCCAGTTGCAGGCGCCCCAGCACCACCACCCGGCAATTTTGGCGTCAAACCAGTCGGGCTCGGCGTGCAGGCGCTCGGTGAGGCTTTGGGTTTGGCGCACCAGCCAGCTATGGCGGGCGAACAGGTCAACCTCGTTGCACGGCCAGTCGGCATGATGCGCTACGGCCTCGGGGTCGGCGGCGATGGCGCGCCAGAAGTTGGCGACAAAGCCGTCAAAGTCGTTAAGCGTTTCGATGCGCTTGCCGTCTGGTGCGCCCAGCAGCATGGCGGCGCTGCCCGCGAAGGGCTCTACATAGTTGGCCACCTCGCCAAACGCCGCCCACACCGGTTCAACGGCGCCAGACTTGCCGCCAAACCAGGGGAATGGGGCTTGTAGCGGAGCTTTGCTCATGGATAAAACATCCTCTTGCCCGACTTAGGCGCCCGCGTGCCCCAGTGGCTCCAGCCGTTGGTGGCGTCGGGGTGCTCGATGTACAGGTCGTGGCACACCAGGGCGTCTGGGTTGAGAAGTAGCCATTTGTCAATTTCGTTGTAGGGGTCGTACAGGTCTACCGCCTGCCCTTGCTTGTGCGCGCTGTCGGCGGCGCCCTGGGTGCAGGCTTGCGGGCGAAAGCCGCCGTAGGTTTGACCGCTGATTTGAGTGCCAGTTGCCGAATTGCGCAAAAAGACAATTCCGGCCGCTTGCATCTCAGCGATAAGGGCATTGACGCGCCCCAGCAGCACGGTGGCATTAACGTCGGTCTGCGGCGTGCGGTCTGCGCAGGTCGCATGGGGGCCGAAGTATTGGGCGAGGGTGATCATGCTTTTACCCCCGGCTTGCGCGCTACTTTGGGCACGCCATGCTCCCAGCTTGCCCGGGTGAGCGCCAAATAGGAGGCGGCCAGCAGGCAGATAAATTGCTCGCGGGTGGTAATCTCATTGGTGGTGAGCAGCAACAGCAGCACCCAAAGCGACAGCGCGGCCAGGCCGACGTACATGGCGGCCCAGGTGTAGAGCGTGGTGGTGCGCGGGCAGATGACCGTTAGGCGGCACACGCTGACCACAATCACAAAGGCCGCTGAGGCCACGGCCACTACGTAGAGCACGCGGGCGCCTAAAAATGCCCACACAATGCCCAGCTCGGGCATGCTAAATTGGTACATATCGCCCCCCATCATTTTGGCAACACCTTGTCAAGCACGCGCTCTAGTGCTGCGGGTATGCGCGCCAACACGCTGTCAAGCAGCGTGGTCAAAATGCGGCCGATGCCGTAGCCAAAAAACGCGCTTAGGCCGTACAAGGCCAGTTGGTCTTCGGTGGCCAGCCAGCGCGCGGCATACGTGGCCAACAGGGCGCCCAACAGGCACGACATGCCAAACGCCAGCAGCGCGCGCAGCGTAGCCCGGCTGTTGGCGTCTGCCGCAGGCGGCGCGGTGGTGGCAATGTTGTAGGCCGCACCGACGGCGGCCCAGACGATGGGGGGCGTCTCCAAGCCAATCCATTGGCTTGTGAGCGCCGTTGCCGCAGCAAAAGTGGTGATGGCGTTGGCGGGCTTGCCCAGCATGGCAAACAAAACGACCGATAGTATTTTCATTCAGGCGCCTCCAAGTCAGGTGGGTAAATGGTGTCCCGGCGGGGGTTGCTGACGTGGCGCAGGGGGCTGTACCACTGCATAAGCGCGGCGTCGAGCAGGCCCTGGGGCGTGACGACCGCAGGCTGTTCGGCAAACTTGATTTGCTTGCAGCGTTGCAGCACAGTGAGCGCGTATTCGGCGCACTGGCCCGCCGCGTCGTTGCCGATGGTTATGCGACCGATCCCACCCATCACGGCCTGCCAGCGCGAATAACTCCACTCGCCAAACAGGCTTTGGGCGTACCACAGGGCCTCGCGGCTCAGGGGCTGGGGCGCGGGCGCCCAGGCAAAGTCGCCGGTGAGCGAAAGCAGGCGCGGGGAGCAGCCGCGCGTGGTCATCTCCATTACCCACACCCTGCCACCTTCGCGCCAGGCCAGGCCGACATGGATGTACGGAGAAAAAGTACCCAAGCGCACGAGCCAGCGCTCGATGATGCGCAGGGGCGCGCCGCCCTTGTGGTTGCGCCAGAGCAGCAGGTCGCCGGTTTTGATTTGGGTGCGGATGTCGGTGTAGTGGGTCATGGGGCAAAAATGCAGTGGTTAAACCTTTGATTATTGCGGGCGTGTTTTGCAGGGTTAAAGCACGCTTTTGATGTGGCTGCGCAGCGGGTCCAGGCGGTTGATCTTGCGGGCCATGCCCACAAAAAGCAGTCGGTCTGGGTGGTGGTAGTCGGCGCACAAGCGCTCTAGCGTGTCGCTGATGGTGTACTCACCCCGCTGGGGCCAGCCCGCCAGCAGCGGCCAAAAGGTGTGGCACAACACCACGTCAATCACCCAGGCCAGCACGGTAATGGGGGCGAAATACCAATAGCGCCGGGGGTTGCTCACACAGACAAGCGCAGGGCGCAGCAGCAGGCAAAGCAGCTCGGTCATAGCAAGGCCCGCAGTGCTGCAATTTGCCTGTCAAAGGCCTTGACCGCTACGTAACCCGGATTGTTGGCCAGCACATCGGCGGGGGCTTGAGCCTCCATGGCCAAAAGCATAAACTCGCGCGTGGCGCGCGGCATAAGCTGCTGCCGCTCAAGGCTGTCGATTTGCGCTTGGATGGCAACCTTGGGGTCGGGTAGGTCGGCGGGCTCGGGGGTGTTGCCTGCGGCTAGCCAGTCCGCAATAGCCTCCACAAGACACGAATCCTGGCCGCGCCAAACAATTTTGTTTGTAGTATCTGTATATTTCCAATTACTCATAACTCGCATCCGTTAAAAATTATTTTTGCTGCACCAGGTGTGCCGTTAAACAATCTTAACGGCGCGCCTGCAGTCATACCGCTGGATGTAATATTTAGCGAACTGGAAAAAATACTAGATTCGCTAAATGTCACACTTGCTGAACTTGATGTTCCGTTACCAAACTGCACAGCAAAAGTGCCAATTGTGGTAATGCCATTACTACCCGTTCTCGCGGGAACCGGAAAATTGCAAGAAACTGAACCAACAGTTGATGAAAAAGATAAACCCATTAAAGAGCCAATATTGACAACTGGTAAATACCGCTGACACAAAGCCAACTCGGTTGGATACAGCCGATAATCAAACGCCGTGGCCGTGGTACCCCGCTCAAACTGCGGCAAAGCCAATGTGCCCGTGCCAAACTCCACGCTGGTATTGGTGCCCCCGGTTATCGTGGCAGTCACGCCGCTGGCTGCAAACGCACCGCTTGCGATTTTTGCCTGTGCACTGCCTGCCCAGCTGAGGCAATAGGTGCCTGTCTCCAAGTTGAGGCCCTCGATTACCTGCACCAAAGACCCTGCCGCAATCGTAAATGTGGTGACGTTGCCTGACGTGGAGAAGGTATAGGTGCAGCCGGATGCACCGGCTTTAAACCGGTCGTGACCATACACACCCGCAGCGAGGGTAACGGTGCCGGATACCTCGCGCTGGTTGATAAGACCTGCGGCGTTAATCAGCCGGTTTTTAAAACCAAAGTTTGATATAGAGCCGTCGTTGCCTAGCTTTTCATTTAAAAAATCGCGCAGTTGGCCGAGCGCGGTTTTCATCGTGCTGGTGGTGGGGGTGGCGGTGCCGTCTAATATATTTCGGGGCGTTAATGCAGTCATAGTTAATATCCTTGTAAAAATGCGTCGATGGTGGCGGCCACGGCGACGCCGCTTGCGTTTTTGGCAAACACCAGCGGGCCGACTGAGGGGGATTTGTCTGCTATCTCTATGTAGCTGGCGGTGCTGCCGCCTTGCAGGGTGAGTTGCACGTTTTGGATGGTCAAGAATTTGCCCACTGCGCCGCTTAGGCGCGTGCCGGTGGCGGCCACGGCTACGTTGTTGAGGCGCACATTGATGTCAGGCACGTCAACCGACACCGCAAACGCCGAGAGCGTGCCCAGCGTGGGGCCTGCGGCGGTGCGCACGCGCCATTGCAGCTCGGCGCCTGTGGCCTTGAGGCTGCCCGGCCAAGTGCGCCAGTCGCTGGGGCCGGTGTAAAAGTAATCGGTGTCGGCGCCGTAAAAGGCGCTGAGGTCTTGGCCGTAAAAGATACCGGGGCCAGTTTCGCGGTAGTCCACCGCCACGCTGTCGCCCACCAGCTGCCACGCAGCGGTGATTTGCATGTTGGCGGCGGCTATGCTGGGGGTGTAGCCAGGGCTGATCCACTCCAAGGCCGAGGCTTTGTCGCTGTAAAACGCCGCGCCGTCCAGGGCAAAAAACAATGACTCGTCGGCGTTGTAAAACAGGTCGGGCTGGGTGGCCTGCAGCACGCCGCCCACCACCGTGGCATTGCTGTAGCTGCCGGGCCAGGCCAGGGCTTGGTAGTCCACCGTCTCCAGCACGTTTGCTACCAGTGCGTCGCCTAGGTTGACAATGCAATACGCCACTTTTGCGGACTCAAGGCCTAGCAGGGTCTCTACCGCCTTGACCATGATGGTGACCGTGCCCACGGGCCGCACGGCCATGGTGTAGGGGCTCTCGGTAATGAGGCCGGTGTGCAGATCTTGGGCTACTGCCCAATCAAGATTGCTGCCGTAGTGGTAGCGCAGCTTGTAGCCCGACACATTGCCGCTTAAAAGCGCAGTCCACAAGAGCTTGCCGTCGTTGTAGACCAGGCCGGTGACATTGGGCGGGGCCTCGATGGTGATGGCCACCTGCGCCCAGGCGCCTTGATACAAGCTGACAGCGGCCACGCGCACCAGGGTGGCTGCGCCGTACAAATTGGCGCACTCTAGGCTGGCGGTGGTGCTGGTGCCCACGCGCGTCCAGCTTGTGCCGTCGGCGCTTTGCTCCACCAGGTAGCTGGTGGCCCAGGCGGCGGGCTGCCATGTAATCAGCATGCGGGCCTGGTTAAAAGACACAGGCCGCGCGCTGACACCCGTTACCGTGGGCGCGTTGTCAAAGCCCGCAAGCTGAGAGCTTGACTGGGTGGGCGTGGTGACACCCACGTCGGCGGTGTGAACGTTGTCGTCTTCATTGACGCACTCAATGGCCACGGTGTTGAGCGTGAGCGGCTTGGCCGAGAGCACTCGGGCGCGCTGGCGGTAGGTGTTGGCCCAGCCGAAGCTGTAGTGGGTGCGCTCGCCGGTTTCGCCGGTGTACGGCGTAAAGTCTAAGTCCGCGTCTATGGCTACCTGGTTGCCGCTGATGCCTGCGGGCGTGGCCAAATAGGGGCCAGACACCGAGCCGTCGCGCTTGCGCAGGGCGATGTAGTGGTTGCTGCCGAATTGAAAAGTAAGCGGCTCGCTGAGCGTGAGGACTGTGGGGGTGCGGGGCTGCGTGGTAGTGGGGATGTAGACACTTGTGCCTTGCACTAAATGGGCGCCCCATAAACCAAAAGTCACCGAGTCGGCGGTGGCGCCTAGTGCACCGATGTAGATTACGTTGAATCTTGGTGTGCCAGAGGTCCGGGTTGTGACGGTAATTGCCAATCGATACCAGCCATTGCCAACATCATTAATACTAGCGCCCAATGCGTCACCAGTAATAGACATGCTTTGCAAGTTAAATACGGCGGCTGCAAACTCTGCACCAAGGCCTAAGTTGTATTCGAGCGCGATTACCTTGTTGCTTGTTTGCGGAGAAGCAAAAAAACTAAACGTATAAACGGTGTTTAGCTGCAATAAAACAAATTGCAGACCGATATAAGATGGGCTGGAAGGCGTGTTGTAAATGAGGTCTGCAGTTAATGACCCATTGGGCGCGGCAATTGCATTTGCCGTAACAGTAATATTTATTTTGCTATACACCGCGTTGTCAAACTGCTCGGAATACCGCAACAAATTTTGTGCAGCCGCCACCGCCACCACTTCCCCGCCCTGCCCCCAGCCCGGCATGTCGTGCTGGATGTTGATGAGGTCCAAAAAGGAGGGGATGAAGCCCTCCATTTCGGTCGTGAACTTGATGATCTTGCGGCGGTAGCGGTTGGCGGCTGCGGTGTAGAGGCCTTCGCGGTAGGCGTGGGCGCGGTTGGTGACGCCAAACAGATCTATCTTGGAGGGCTTGGCCGATGTGCTGGCGGGCAGCTTGGCGGTGACGGTGGCGGGTTTCCAGCGCACGTTGTCAAAGTAGGACACCCGCACGTCGTCTGCGGTGTCGTCGGTGGGCATGAGGTACTCCACCGAGAAACTGTTTTTGAGTATGTTGCGCATGCCAAACATCGCCACAGGGATAGTGGCCGCTTGGTCGCGGGCAATGCGCAGCACGCCGCCCTGCAAGTACACCTTGGCGCGCCCGGCCTGGGCGGTTTTGGTGGCGGCCTCCCAAAAACTCAGAAACTGGTCAAAGCGCGCGTCAAAGTAGTCGCTCCGGGCGGACCAGGTGGCGTCTAGCGTGCGCAGGGCGGACAGGTCTATCTGCGCGTCGGTGAGGCCTACGCTTTTGGCAATGTAGGCCAGCGCCCAGGCTATAGAGCGTGTGGGCTGCAGGCCCGTCCAGCCGCTGCCGGTGTAGGTGGGCAGCAGGCGGGTGGCGATGACGTTGATCTTGCGGCTGGCCTGCCCGCTGAGCTGGCTGCTGGCGCGCATGCGCACAGCCAACAATGTGACGTCGCCGTAGAGGCGCGCGTCGTTCACATAGCCGCGCAGGCCTGCCCACACGGCGTCGTGCCCGGCGCGGGTGCTGGTGTCTTTGGTGTCAAGGCGTTGCACGCGGCACTCGTAGCGGCCTGCGGCCACGCCAAAGCGCAGGCTGAGGCGCTGCGCGGTGGTGCTGGCAGCGCTGAACACCGCGCCGGTAGTGACCGTGCGGGTGCACACGTAGACGATGGTGCTGATGAACTCGTTATTTAAGGTTTCGCTGCGGTATTGGGCGCTGGCCGTGTCGGGTGGCATGGCCACGTCTTGGCCGTAGACTGACCAGTCAGACCAAGCGCCGTATTGCGTGCCGTCGGTGACCACTTGCCAGTCCACCAGCACGTTGCCCACGTCGTCAATGCGGCGCAGCTCTACCTGCACCTGCACATTTTTTTCGCCCAGGCTGCCGTCGTTGTTGGCGTAGTACAGGCCGCGCGGCATCACAAAATCAAGGCCCACGTAGTTGACCGTGGTGCCTGCGGGGTTGACGGTAAAGGGGCCGATGTAGCTGGTGTCTACGAGGTCTTGGCCGCCCAGCTCGGGGCTGGTGATGACGTTGGCGGGAAAGAGATTGACGCTTTGGCCGGGGCCGATTACCTCATAGGTTACATCGTCAAAATTGGCAATGTTGGTGTCCTCAATGCGGATGGCCTCAATGTCGTAATGGCCACGGCCTATACACAGCAGCTGGTACAGGTATTGCTCGTTGCCAGAGTATTCGGCATAGGGCATGGCCGCGTAATCAGGGTAGGCCAGCATGCGGCCAAAGTGCTCGGGGATAGCTGCCTCAAGCCGGGCGGTGTTGCCCTGGGCTTGCAGGCTGTAGGTGGGGCTAGCTGCGGCCAGGGCGGTGGCTTGCTGCGGGCTGGTGGGCTTGGCCGGGGGCAAGACGGTGTTAATTAAGGCCATGCCGCCGAGCGTGATGCCTGCGGTGACCAGCGCGGTGGAGTAACCCGCCAACACGCCAAACTGCGCGCCTGTAAGCGCTGTGCCAAGACCGGGCGCGTAGACCATGAGGGCGATCATGGCCACGGTGCGCAGCGCGTCAGAGCCTCCACCGCCGCCGCCGCCCTGCGGTATGGCGTGCACGTCCACAAACGCCAAGGCCTGGTCGGCCTGCAGGGGCTGGCCCCACTGGGCGCGCAGGACGGGCACGCCGTCAACAAAGGCCACAAACGGGTGAGCCCAGCCGGTTGGCGCCAGGCTGGCAATCGTGGCGCGCGGGGCATGGGGCGCGCTGCTGGGGGCCACTTGCAGCACTTGGCGGTGCTGGGGGCACAGGGCGTTGGGCAGGTAGATGACGGTGTTCATGCCGCGCGCACCTTGCCAAAATTTGCACCCATACCCACGTGCGTAAAAAACTCACGCCGGCCAAAGCCGGACACGGCCCAAGCCGCATCATGGGTAAAAACCACGCCCGCGCCGCGCACGCAGTGCAGCACGCCGCCGCCGTCGATTTGCAGCCAGGTGCCAATGTGCATGGGCCGGTGCACCAGCACGGCGCAGCCATGCACGGCCCGCTCCGTGCGCGCCCAGCGGCTGCGCTCGGCGTGGCCCTGAAACAGGCTGACGAGTGCGGTGGGGTCGTCATAGTCGGGCGCGATGATGGGCGAGACCGTAATGCCAAAGTGGCGCCCCTGCACCAGCCTAAAAAACGCCATGCAATCAAACGCATCAGGCCCCTGCGCGCCTGCGGCCCAGGGGGTGCCGATGTAGTCTGCAAAGCTGGCGGCTTGCGCCAGAGCTGGGGCTGGGGCTGCGTGCGTCATGTGGCCAAGCCCGCGTAGGTTTCGGCGTCGTATTCCGTGCGCGGAAACCGGTAATTGTTAAGGTTGATAAAGCCTGCTGTGCACTTGACGCGGTACACGTCGGCGGTGATGGTGAGCACAGTTAAATGGAGCGGCGGATTGTTTTGCGGGCCGCTGAGGTCGGTGCTTATGTACTCGCGGTAGGTGCACGCGACCAGCGACGTGCTGCCCATGGCGGCCTCAATGTTGGCAACGATGACGCGGTCCGAATTGTCAATCTCAATTTGCACCATGGGCAGGCCGCTGGCACTGATTTCGGGCTTGGTAAAGTCAAACGCAAAGCCCACAAAGGTAACCGCCTGCCCGGCGTTAAGCGGAGCCGAGGCCTCTAGGGTGGCGACCAGGGGCGCGCGATCGCGCACCACGCGAATGGGGCTGCTAAACGCGGGGTGGCGCAGCTCAAGTGTGTGGTAGATGATGACCGCAGGCGCGCTGGCGTAGGCCTCTTTGAGGGCTTGGCTGAGGGTGCTGTCGGGCATTTAGCGCAGCTCCAGTTCTGCCGACACCATCCAGCGCAGGCCGGGCAGCACGTTGGCCTTAAAAATGCCGCCGCTAAAGCGCGCCTCGCACGTGACCAGGCCCGTGGTGCCGCGCGCCAGGGTGATGTAAAACCAGTTTGCGCCCGCGTTGGCCCCGGTGGCGCTGTCAAACCAAGCGCGGAAGGTGGCTAGCTCTGCGTCGGTGTACTTCCACGTGACGGTTATTTTTTCGCAAACAGCGCTGGTGCGCCTGCGCATGCGGGGGGCGCCGACCTCCATGTCGGTCTCAACAATTTGGGAGGCGGGTGCAATGCTGTAGCCGTCATAAGACGGCACAGGTAGGGTGCTGGGGTAGGCGGCCATTTAGTACGCTCCGGCCACGCGGTTAAGGCCATAGGTGGCCGCCATGGCGCTAGGCATTGCGCCGCTGCCCATGCGTATGTCTGCGGCAATGGCGCCCTTGATTTGCTCGACCATGATGTCGATGACGTTGGCCCCGCCCTCGCGGCGCTGGCTGACTTGGCCGCCTTTGCCGGGGGCTTCGATGATGTTGATGATGGGGGCGGCGCTGGACTGACTGGTGCCGCGCGTGTGGTCAATGACGGTTTCTTGCGGGTGCAGAATGCTTAAAAACCCGCCACGCCCGTCTAGCCCGCCGCTGCGCGAGCCGTTGCCGGTGCTGCCGCCGCCCTCAAAACTAAACAGGCTGGCCAGCAGGCCGGGGCTTGCGCCGGATTTGCCCGAGCCCAGCAGCTCGGTGGCCATGGACTCTGCAAGCGCTGCAGACACGCGGGTGAACACGGTGTTGGCCAGCGCATCGCCGAAGGCTGCCAGCGGGTCCCTGGTGTCCCTAAAAGCGGCGCTGAACGCGCCTTTGAGGTCGCTGTGCAAGGTGGCCGCGTAGTCTTTGCTGGCGCGGTCTTGTTCGGCGCGGGTGTCGGCGCTAGCCTGGGCGATTTGACCTTTGGCGGTAATGCTGCGCTGTTCGCGCAGCAGGGCAATGCGGCGCTCAAGCAGGCGTATGTCTTCGGCGCTGGCTTCGTGGGCGGCCATGGCGGCCAGGGTTTCGGACTCTTGGGCGATGGTGGCATCAAGGCGCGTCAAGCGCAGGGCGTTGAGCTGCTCGGTGGTAAGGCCTATTTCTTCTACCTGCTGCGCCATGCTGGCAGTGCTGGCGGCTTGGGCCTCAAGGTCGCGCTGCAGCACGGCGTAATATTTTTCGCGGGCGGCTGTTTCGTTTGCGATAGCCTGAGCTGTCTGGCCTTTAGCGGTGATGCTGCGTTGCTCACGTAGCAGGGCAATGCGAAGCTCAAGCATGCGTATGTCTTCAGCGCTGGCATCATGAGCTGCCATGGCGGCCATGGTCTCAGACTCTTGGGCGATGGTGGCGTCTAAGCGCGCCAAGCGCAAGGCGTTGAGATGCTCGGTCGTAAGGCCTATTTCTTCGACCTGCTGCGCCATGCTGGTATTGCTTGCGGCTTGCGCATCAAGCTCGTGCTGCAACATGTTGTAATACTTCTGCTTGGCCTCAAGCATTTCTTTTTGAAAGCGCAGCTCCTCTTTTGCAGCTTCTGTGAGGCCGGTTTTAGCGGTGGTTTTGGGTTTGTGTGTAGGGAAGTTAATCACCACACCCTGCCCTGGGCGCGTGGGCAGCTTGGCGGTAGTTTCTGGCACCCAGGCGGCTTGGCGCTCGGCGCGCATGCTGTCGTAGATGGCGCGCTGCACCCGCTCTTTAGCGCGCAGTGTGTCAAGGCTGGCCTTGTCGATTGCGCTCAGGCCCCCGCGCTGGCTTTGCTCAAGCGCGAGCAGCTCGGTTATGCCGCGCTGGGTGTCTTGCAGCTTCTTCGCTTGGTCGATGATGGCGGTGTTTGCCTGGTTGTCTGCATTGCCAAAGACAAAGGTTTGAGCAGCGTCCAAAAAGCCGCTTTCTTTGTAGGCCTTGGCAGCCGCATTGATGGCGGCCACCAGGTCGCCAGTGATGTAGCGCGATGCGTCAAGCGCGTTTTTGCCCAGTTGGGACAGGGCATGCCCAAAGCGTTCAGCCTCGTCCGCTTGGGCTGATGTGACGGTGGCCACCAGCTCGGTTTTTTGCGCCAGGTCCACCAAAAAGGGGGCCACGTCGCGCACACTTTTGCCAAACAGTTCTTGCACCACGCGCGCGCGGTCGCCGTCGTCGGTAATGCGCTGCAGCGCCATGGACGTGAGGCGCAGCGCCTCGGCGGGGTCCATGGTTTTAAGAGCGTCAAGGCTCAAGCCCAAGCCGTCAAAAATGGCAGCGGCGTCGCTGCCTGGTTTGGTGTCTTTGAGCACCAGGTTGAACTTGACCAGGGCACCGCCCACAGTGTCTAGGCTGGTGCCGGTGCGGGCGGCAATGTCTTCAAGGGCACTGAGGTTTTCAATGCTTGCGCCCGTGGCGTCTTTGAGGTCATTGAGCTGGTCGACACCCGCGCTTACAGAGCGCACCATGCCCGCAAGCCCGGCCAAGCTCACCCCCGCCCCCAGCGCAAGCAGGCCAGTGCGCACACTGCCCAGGGCAGACGCCATGCGGGCGCTGCTTTGCTCTGTGAGGCGCGCGGCTTGGCCCAAGTCCTCCGAAAAGCGGGCGAGCTTGGCCTCTAGGTCAATCGATAGTGTCGCCAGTGCCATTGGTGGTGGACTCCGGTTTGTAGTGTTTGATGGTCAAAAGGCGCTGCACAAAGGCCTCTATGTCGGTCACGCCCAGCAGCTCTACGGCCATCGGCAGGCCCGCCCAGTCGATGTCTCGCCGGGCAGTGCCCAGCATTCGCCAGCCTTGAATGGCTTGGCGGTGCAGGGGGTCAAAAGGGGGTGGTTCTTCGCCCTCGTACTGGCCGCTGGCCAGGAGGGCTATGAGTTTTTTTCGGCTGCGGCTTTAGCGGTGTGGTGCTCTACGGCGGCTTGCAAAATGGCGCTGGCCAGCAAGCGCACCCAGGCGGCGTGGTCGCTGGCCAGCTCAGCCCACAGGGGCGCGCTAAAAGGCAGCGGGTCGCTGCTGCCCACGGCGGCGCCCAAGATGGTGGCCTCGGTAAAGCCGCGCCAGTCCACCGTGGCGCGCAGCACGTCGGCAAACTCGACCGACACGCTGCCGTCTTTGCCCTCTTTGTCGCCGCCCTTAAACAGGTGCTGCGCCACCTCTACCTCGGTAGGCCGTGCAATGCGCACAGCCAGGCCCGCGTGCTCGGGGTGGGGCAGCTCTACCCACTGCATGCGCGCCTCGCGCAGGCGCTTGATTACAGCGTCGCTCATGCTGCGGGCAGGCGCAGGGCGCGGCCTTTGACCGTGCAGTTAAAACCGCTGGTGACATTGGCGTCCATCTGTGTGGACATGGTGGGCAGGCTGGGCTGACCACGGAAGATGACGCGCGCTCCGTTTGCGTAGGTAGCGCGGATCAGAATGTATGCACCCGACACGGCGGCGGCTTCTACCGTGTCAAAAGCGGTGTTGGTGGCTGATGGCACCAGCGATCCAAAGTTTGCGCTTTGGGCGCTGAGCATGCCATTTTCTTCTTGCTTTACATCGTCTTCTAGCGTGGTGGTGTCAATCTTGGTGGCCTCGCCGCCGGACAGCTCAAAGCTGGTGACCACGCCAAACGTGCCCCAGGTGGCCACAGGCACAAAGGTGCCGGTGCCGTAGGTGCTGTAGTTGGTAGTGTTGAGCTTCTCTAACGTAAAACCGTCGGTGGTTTTGGCAGTAACGCTTTGGGCCATGCCTTCAAGCTGGGTCATGCCGGTGACGGCGTCAAAGTAGCCAATGGTGCCATCGGTCATGGCATGGGCAGTGCTGGTGGCTACGCCCTGCACTGCCTTGGTTACTGCAGACACCGTTTTGGCGGTACCGTAGGTGAGCGCAACTTCGATCTTGACGTTGCGGCCCTTGAGAGTGGAAACACCCATGATGAGACTCCTAAAAAATACCGCAAGGCGGCGAAAAAAAAGCCCGCTGGTAAGGCGGGCTGCTGCTGAAAAAAAGTTCTCCGTAAAGCCCTCCGGAGAGCCCTCCGGAGAGGCCTCCGGAAGGGCTTCCGGAAAGGCTGGTTTGACTTGGCTACACCCACCATTCGACTGTCAAAATCTCGGACTCCAGGTCAAGCTCTTCGTCGTAGCCCGTGGTGCGCCCGGTAACGCGCTGGCCTGCGGCCTCTATGGCCAGCTCTGCGGCGTCAGCCACGGCCACGGCGGCAAGGCGGTTGTCTGCCCAGCATTGCAGGGCAAAGGGCACGCGGGTGCTGAGCACGTCGCCGCTCAGGCCACGGTCCACCGTGGTGTCGCCAGCGGTGTAGACCACAAAGGGGCGCGCGGCGGTGGCCTCTATGCGGTCTTGGGCAACGCGGTCGGCCACCAGGGCTGCCAGGGGGGCATAGGCCAGCAGTGCGGCGCGCAGGTCGGTTGCAAAACTCACGGCTCTACCTTTGCTGTTGCGTTGGCCTTGGCAATCCACTTGTTTACGGCCACGGTAAATATGTCGAGTGCGTCTTTAAGCCGTGAGGCTGCGTTACGCAAAAACTTTTTGCCCGGTATCTGCGCCGCAGCGCCCCGACGGCGGGCCTGGCGGCGCTGCACCTTGGTGGCAAAGCCGGCGCGGCTGCTGGCAGGCGTCCAGCCAAATTCTTGAAAGCGCCAGTAAAACGGGTCTTTGCCGCTTTTGGCGCCCCGCGCTGCGCCAGTGGCAGGCTTGACGTTGACAAACACGCCCACATTGCCCGCCTTGCGCGCGGCCTTGCTGGTGCGCACTTTGATGGCGCCCTTGAGCGTGCCAGGGCTGCGGTATGGCGCCTTGACGCTTGCAGACAGCACGGGCGCGTTGCGCTTGGCGTCGTCACGCACCAGGCGGGCGCCTGCGGCCAGGGCGTTGCGCAATACCTTTTTGCGCATGGTGGGCACCAGGGCGCGCAGCTTGGCGGCGGCGTCTTCGGCGCCGGTGATCTTTACGCTAACGTCCATCGCGCACACCCTCTAAGCACATGATCTCAAGCATCTCATTGCGGCCCACGGGTATGACGCCGGTAATGTGGTGCTCCACACCTTTGTGCACCAGGCGCAGAGTGGCGTCAATGTCGGTGCGGTAGCGGATGCGCACCTTAACGGTTTGCTCTTGCTGCGCCTGTGCGGCTGCAAAAAACTCGCGCCCGCGCACGGCTTGCACTTGCGCCCACACGGTGCACACGTTTGTCCAGGTAAAGGCCTGTTGGCCTACGGCGTCTTTGCTGCCGGTGCGGCGCTGCAAGGTAACGCGCTGGTCCATGCTGCCTATGTCCATGCCCATGCTTAGCCCCACACCTTGTAACGGTCAAGCAGGCGGTCGGCAAAGCCCAGTGCATGCGTCTGCACTTTGCCTTCGGCCTGCCGGTTTTCAAACATGGCGCCCACTTGCAGCAATATCCAAGACTTGATGAGCTCGGGCACGGCGGCGGCGTTGGCGTAGCCTGCGGTGTAGGTCACGGCCACGGCGTTGACTTGATCGCGCGTATCGGGCCAGCTCGTGTCGTAGGCGGGCACCAGGTAGGCGTAGCCGGTGGCGTCGGCATTGTCTAGGGTGTAGAGGCTGCTGGCCAGGGTTTGCAGCACGCCGCTGGTGTCGGTGTATTGCACGCTGGTGATGCCCACGGCTGGCACGCGGGTGAGCTCAAAGGCCTCGGGGAAAGCGTCAAGCGTGAGCTGCCAGGCCTGCGGCATGAGCACGCGGCCCATGGCGTGCTCTGCGGACTCGGTGGCAGCACCTATCAGCATGGTGATGAGGGCGTCTTCGGTGTCAACGTCCACGCGCAGGTGGGCTTTGGCCTCGGCCAGGCTGACTGCCAGGGCGCTGGGGGCGACTATGCGTTTAAGGGACATGGGCGGCTACTTTCTGCGCCCGCCGGTGTTGGCCGGGCGGGTGCTGGTGTGGGTCTGGGCGCTGCGGTGGGCGGCGGTGGTAATGGGTCTGTCGGTGGCTGGGCTGTCTGAGCTGTATGGGCGAATGCTGTTTTGGGGCTGCGGGCGGTCAACTGCTTGCAGTGCCATGGCGCGGGCGGTGGCTGGGCTGCCTGGGCGCGCGGTGGGCGCTGCGGCTGGGCGCGCGGTGGTGGCTGCGGGGCGCTGGCCTGCCAGTGCACCGGCAATGCTTGTTATCTGCCCCCATGCGTTGCCCCAAGCCTTGCCCCAGGCCCTGCCCCATGCGCTGGCCAATTAAGGCCCCCAGGGGTCGATTTCGGTACCGCTGCCGCTGATGGTGTAGTTGTTAACCTTGACCACATTGACGGGCGGCGGGGCGGCGGCCATTTTTGCCAGCGTGGCCTCTGCTATTTCCTCAGCCGTAGGCCCGGCGCCAGTGGCTACTTCGCGAATCTCGTACTTGGCAAAGTCCACCACGATGTTGATCTCTACGCCCACGCTCAAGGGCGCCAGGTCAAAGCATTCGGCGTTGGCGTAGCCGTCATCGGTGTAGGTGTCGCGCACCAGGGTGAGGGTGTGCGATCCGTTGTAGGGCACCAGGCGGCAACCGCGCAGCAGCTTGGCGGCGGCGGCGGTGTAGGTGAGGCCGGTGATTTTGGGGGCGTTGCCTGCGGCGCTGATGATGGGCGTAAAGCGACGCTGGGCGGGCGTGGACTTGCGCAAGGCCAGCACCTCACGGTACACGGCCAAGGTGTCTAGCGTGCTGCCGCTGGCAGCGCTGGCGGCGCTTAAATAGATGCGGCGCGCGGTGTAGTCCACGCTGGCGACCAGGGCCATGGCTTAGCTGCCTTGCACCACGTCGCCCACGGCGTTGATGGCGGTGTGGGGTATGTCTTGCACCATCCATCCCTTCACAAACTCGCTGATGGCCAGGCCTACGCCTGCGCCGCTGAGGGTGATCGACTGGCCGGTGATAGGGTCGGTGATGGTGACGGTGTTTTGCGCAAATTCGTCAAATTTGCGGCTGATGTTCAGCACGCGGTCTATGATTTGCACGGTTTGGTAATCGGCGTCTTTGATGACCACTTGCACGGTGACGTTGGTCCACACGGGCAGGCCCTCGCGGGGCATGTCCAGGGTCATGCGCTGGGCGCGGAGTTTTTTGGTGCTCATTGGTTGTAGTCCTGCTCAAGTGCGGGGCTGATGGTGGAGGCCGCGCTGGGCGTGATGAGGGAGGCGCCGTACTCAAGATAGTTGTTTGCAAGGATTTGCAGCCACACGGTATTGCCCGCAGCGCCGTAGTAGGTAAAGCTGGCAGCCGGGCACGAGGTGGTGCCCGCAAGCACGGTGCCCAGGTCGCCATTGGCCGCGCTGTCTTGGTCGTAAATGTGCACCTGCGCGCCCAGCAGGGACACGGTGGGCGCGATGGTGAGCGGGGCGCGAATGCCGGTGCTATCAGACAAGATGCCGGTAAACGCCGTGGTGTTGCCAGCGGTGATGGCCGCAGTGGACAGCAGGCCGCTGCCCATGGTGACGCCGGGGGCGAAGGCGCTGCCCGCGTTAAGGGTGAGCGTGCCGCCTGCCAGCGCCCACGGCGCGCCCGTGGTGGCCAGGGTGACGGGGTAGGCACCCACGCTGCAAAAGCTACCGGCCTTGGCAGCCACGCGGGCGGTGGCGATGCCGCCTGCCGTGGTCTCAAAGTAGGCGGCGTAGTCATACACCCGGTCGGGGTTGCCTAGCACGGTGTACGCGGCCACCGTGGCGGCGGTGGACTGGGTGATGTTGGGGTCGGTGGCCAGGGCAGCGGCCACGGTGGTGCTGGCGGTGGCCGGGGTGTGCGTGCCGGTCTGGGCGGTGGTGCCGTAGCGGGCGATCTTAAACGCCCAGGTGCCGGTGCCGCCGGTGGTGTCTAGGGTGTAGCTGGTGCCGCTGCTGGCCACAAAGTCCACCTGCGTGCCGCTGGCGTTGGCTACGTAGATGCTGCTGCCTGCGGTAAGGCCCGTGATGGTGAAACTGGTGACGAGCTGGGTGACTACGTTGGCGCCCACGGTGCCGATGGTGGCGCCGCCTGCCCGGCGCACGGTGACTAGGGCGGTGCCGGTGTTGCTGATGGTGCCAGTGACGGTGCCGCCGGTCATGGTGACGGTGGTGGGGCTGTTAGTGGCGTGCGTGAGGTCGCCATCGATGGTGACGCCGGTGCGCGCCGTGGGGGTGGCCTGCAGCACATCGCCCACCAGTGCAATATCTGCAAGCGCTGCACTTAGCGTAAAGGCCGGGGCGGTCAAGGTGCCGCCTGTCAGTGCGCCAACAATGGCCACATTGGCCGCAGTTGTAAAAATCTTGCCGTCGCCTGAGGTCAGGATGGGCGCTAGGCGGTTGCTGGCCTCGTATTGCTTGGTCCAGTCGTACACCTCACGCAACGTGCGCGCGCCAAAAGTGAACGTTCCGGCGGCGTAGGCGACGTCAGTCAAGGCAGCGGCGGTCGACTCGGATAGCTGCACCACGGGATCAACTGTAAGCGTTGGGCTGGTGGGCGCATACGTGTAGCCGTAGTGCTGCGACCAGTCAATCCAAGGATTGACCGACATGCCCGAAAACCAATAATTGCCCGTGCCAAGTGTGGCCGTTGTCTGGCCGCTTATAGCGACTATCAGCAGGCCGGTGGTCGTGGGCGTGACTGTAATCGTGCCTTGATAGTCGGTGGCCGCAGTGCCTCCCGCCGTAAAGGTCTGGGGCGTAATGCCAAGGCCCGACACGGTGACGGTAGGCGGCGTGGCCGTGCCATAGTTGGCATCGTAGCGCAGGCCAAAGCGGAAGATGTAGGCAACCCCTGCCGATGCGGCTACGCTAAATGTGTAGCCGTGGGGCGTGTTTGCAATGTAAGGAGAAAACCGGATTGAGCTGCGCGAGCGAAGGAGTTGCGCGTTATCTCGGATGATCGAGCCGGTGTTTAGGTAGATTTCCTGTTGTGTTGGATCGCCGTTTTTGTTAAGTGTCGTAACAGGCTTGTTGACAAGTGCGTTTTGATATGTTGATGGCAATACCACTGGCGTTGCTGGAAGTGCACAGTTATTAAAATTTAGGGTAGATAAAGAGTTATTACTATTGAAAAGCAATTGCGTACTATTTAAAAATCCATAGGTTTGACCAAAAGAACAATTATCAAATGTGTAATCGCCTTGCAAAATACCTAGTAAATGGTTTGAACCATCCATAGTGACGCCGTCCATTGAAAAACCAATCATGGATGCTCCATTATTGAGATTATTATTATTAGTAATTCGACCGTTAACTATCTTGCAACCCACACCGCCTTGCGAAAATTGACTAAAAATTGCGCCATAAACACCACAAAAAAATGCGTTATTAAAATAGCCTGTACCGCCCTGAGATGTGTAAACTGCGCTCAATCCGCTGCTGTATCCCTGCCTTGAATACACAGTTGGATAAGTCCAATTTCCTGAATAACCATATTTAACTCCTAAAAGTGCGTTAGCCCCTGCTGCGTTTGTACCATCAGGTAGTAAGTCGCAAGCTGCAATATTGTCCAAAATACCTAGTGGTGAATTTGCAACTGTTACAGCGTTTGTGCCTGCAATACCAAAACCGCCACTATCACCTTGCCCATAAAGCCCGTGAGTAGCTACATGCTTGATGTTAATTGTTGCCGCAGCTTGCGTAGTCTGACAAAGAACTAGCACATACGCACCAAACGAGCCGGAGTACGATTGCCACAAAACATTGCTTGATAAGTTTCCGCCCCAAGCACCGGCTAGTCTTGCGTTTACTAATCCTGTTGTCCAACCGACTACATTGCCGGACACGCTAGTTAAAACTCGATGCTCACGTTGCGTTGCCGTTGTGTTAGTTGCTTCAATAAAGATAATATCGCCAACAGCCCAACCCGTAGCATTGCTCACTGTAATGCTTGTTGCACCCGCAGAGATTGCCGCAGCAACTTGAAACTGACGATTGCGTGTCGCACCCACCTCTGACCACTCCGCAAAGCGAGTTGTTGCGCCCCAGCTAATGTTGTATTTGCTGTTGGCGAGCGTGGCTGAATAATTTGTTTTTACTATAGATGTAATACCCGATGGTATTGGCGAGGCAATAGTGCCTCTACGCCATACGGCATCTGTACCGCTGTTTACCAAAGTGCCTTTTAACGTCAGGCTGGTGTTGACAGTTGTTGAGAATATGCAAGAGCCAGCAACCGTCAAAGCTGCTGTTGCTGTGTCATTGCCCCAGATGTGGGTGCCGGTAATCGTGACCGCGTGGCCTACGGCGATAGTTACGGTATCGCCCTCAACGGGAACTACACCCCCCACCCAAGTGCTGCCCACATTGGACAGGCCCGACTGCGCTGATGTAATTGCTGCCATCTACGCGCCCTCGTACACCGTGACGGTGCTCACAATGTCGCCCGTGGCGGGGTCGGTGTTGGCGGTGGTGTACATGGTGGGTGCAGTGAGCGGCATGGCAGGTTGATCTGCAAATAGCCCTGCGCGCGGGGCGGCAGGGCTATTCACGCATCAGGCTGTGGGCAGCCTTAAACCGGTGGGTTAACCGTGGGCACCAGGGCGGGGTGGCCCAGCAGCGCAATGGCGCTGATCAGTGCTGCGGATGCATTGGCGCTGGGGGTAATGGTCAGCCGCACATAGCGCTTGATGCCCCGGTAGCCGATCTTGCGGGTCTCGTTGTCGTCGTCGAACTGAAAACCGGCCAGCGTGGTGGTGCCCAGCAGCTCGGCAGCAGGCACGGTTGCGGCGTCTGACAAGTTGGATGCAGAGCCGTGGTCCATGGTGACGGAGAAGGTGGCATCAGCGTCGGCAATGGAGCCCAGCGCGATCAAGAACGTGAGGCTCTCGTAGCCTTGGCGGTCGATGATGGCGCCAACTTGGGCGGTGTTGTCAGCCACGCTGACGGGGGAGATGGCGCGCACGGGGTGCACCAGGTTGAACAAGTCTTTCATGATGGGGTCCTAGAAAAAAATGGAGGGGTGAAAACAGAGCTGGCCCAGGCTGCGGCGTGCAGGCTGGGCCAGTGGTTGCGCTGGCGTCTTTGACGGCTGTGGCAGCGGTGGCGGCTTTTAGGCCGAGAACTGCATCAGCTTGACGGCTTCGAAGTTGATGACACCGCCACCAAAGCGGCGGCGGAAGTTGTACTTGGTGACGCCTTTGCTGGTGACGTTGTCGCGGATAACGACGGTGCCGGTGCGGTTGACCACGGCGTAGGCCTGGGCAATGTCGCCGTAGGCAATGCTGAAACTGGCGCTGGCGATGTCTGGCATGTAGTCGTCAAGCTCAACGGGGTTGCCCAAGATGCGGCCGGAAAAGCCGCTCAAGGGGTCCGGCTGCCACAGGTAGTAGGCGCCCGAGCCGTCCTTCATTTGGCGCACTTTGGCCAAGCTGCTGTCGTTGGTGACAAAGGCGGCGTTACTGCGGTATTGGCGCTTGAGGCTGTGCTGCAGGTCAATGAGCGCGTCACCAGGGGCTGTGCTGGCAAAAGCGCCGGATGCGCCAGACTTGACAAAGCCGATTTTGCCCCAGGCGTAGCTGGCATTGGCCACCGTGCTGTAGCCCAGCAGGCCGCGCGCCTCTTGCACACCGGTGCCGCTGACAAACTCGGTGCCAGCCAGGTCGGCGAAGGCCATGCCAGCCTCCATGGACAGGTCGGCCTCGATGTTGTAGTCGGCATCGTCAAGGGTTTCGTTTTCGACTTGCGGCTCGGTTTCAGCCGTGAACACCGGGATTTCGATGTAGCCAAACTTGGGCGTGTCGGACTCGCCACCAGTGCCGCCGTTTTTGATGCGGCGCGCGGCCATGCCGCTGGTTTTGACGCGCTTTTTCCACATATCGGTACCGATGGTGACTTGGCGGGCCAGGTTGGCGATGCCGCTGCTTTTTCGCACCAGCTCAAGAATGGCGGTGTCCATCTCGGTGGTGACAAAGATGCCGCCGTCGGGCACGCTGGAGCTGTTGTAGGCCTTGACGCCGTAGGCCTTGCGGTGCAGGGCGGTGAGGTCTTCGGTGCTTTTGCCGGTGCGGATGAAGGTGCTGACTGCGGCCTTGTATTCGGCTTGCTCGGGCGTGATGCCCTTGCCGTCGCCACCCGTGCCGGGGCGGTTGGCTTTTTTGGCCATTTCGACCAGGTCGGCGTTGAACTTGGTGAGGTCGGCGTTGATTTTGTCAACGGTGGCCTGTAGGTCAGTCAAGGACTTGCCGTCAGCTTTGGCTTTGAGCAGTTCGTCGTTTTTGCGCATGAACTCGCCGTAGGCGTCGTTATGCTTTTGCAGCATTTCCTGGATGCCTTTGATGTCCATTTCGCCTGCCATACCAACGGCGGCAAGGCCTGCAAACATTTCAGGCGGGATGATGGGGTTGCCAGCGAGCGCGAACACTGCGGCCACAAAAAGCAGGCTGACCAGCGCCCAGGTGAAGGTCGTTCGAGAGAGTTTCATGGGGGTTTCCTTAGGTGGATGAGGTGGGGTTTCTCAGGCGGCCTTGCCTTGCAGCAGGGCCGTGTTGCGTTTGATGGCCGCCGCCAGTGCGTCCAGGTCGGCGGCGGAATCACTCCGCGCTGCACCGGCTGCTTTCACGCGGGCAATAAAGCCCACGGCCTGACTTTTGCTAAGCCCGCCTGCCTCGCGCAGGTAGTCTTCGGCGTCTTTCAGGGTGGTGATTTTTTCGAGGGCCGACTTGATGTCGGTGACCCGCGCCGATTCATTGGCCGGGAAGGTGACCAGGGAGACTTCCCACAGGTCGAGCTTTTTAAGGGTGTTGATGTTGGTGACGCGGTCGTAGCTGTCTTCGCGCGTCATGTAGCCGATGCTTAGGCCGCTGAGGGCGCCCATTTTGAGCAGCTCGTAGGCCTCGGCGCCGCGCGCGGTTTTGAGGGCCAACTGGCCTTCAACATGGAGGCCGACGTTGTCTTCTTTGACGCTGGTGTACACGCCAATGGGCTCGGCGCTGCGGTGCTGCCACAGCAGGCTGGGCTGGCGGGTCTTGAGGGACTCGGTAAACGCGCCGGCCACCACTACGTCTTGGTAGCTGTCGACCACGCCAAAGACGCTGCCGTAGCCGCTGAAAACTCCGCTGTCGGCCACGGCCTTGACGGTGAACGGTACGTCGATGTGTTTGAGTGCCATGGTGGGGTCCTGTTAATTTGCATTGCCAGCAGGCGCGCCGCTGGGGTCGTTGGTCATGTTGGTGGGGGTGAGTGGGTCGTCCAGGCCTTCGATGGGGTTCCTGTCCATCAGGCCGCGCGCTTCGTTGCGGACAAAAATGCCGCCGTTGACCATGCGATAGAAAAACTCGCCCTGCGTTTTGAGGTCGCCACGGATCAAGCCTGCCTCGACCAGCTTGGTGTAGTAGCCTTGCTGGCGTTCGGATTGGGTTAGCAGGTTGACATCAGCGCTTTGCTGGATGCGCTCATACCAGGGCATAAGGCAGTGCGTGAGGTGCGCCAGAAACATTTGTTCGGCGCTGGCGTAGGTCTGCGATTTGTCGGAGTGGCCCACCATGATGGGCATTACGCCAAAAAAGCGGCAGACTTCTTCAATTTGGTAGCGGCGGGTTTCCAGGTGCTGGGCGTCTACACCGGTCATGGAGTGGGCCGCAAACTTTGCGCCGTTGTCGAGGATGGCTACGGCGTGACGGTTGGCACCCGCGTTGTTTTCTTCGATGAATTTTTTGAGTTTTTTGTACTGCGCTTCGTCCAGTTTGTCGGGCACGGTGTAGGTGCCGCTGGGCTGTACGCCATTTTTGTGCAGCTTTGCTTGACTGTCTTCGGCGGCAACGGCCAGGCCCAGGGCTTCGCGCGCGAGGCTCAGAATGTCAAGGCCGCCCACACCGTTCCACGATGGGCCGCGCAGGTGCCAAATGGCTTGCTGCGGGAACTCTTGCACTTGCCCCTGTCTGCCCGTGACTTTGTAGCTGATAGACCAGTCGGTGTTTTGCGTGTAGACCACGCGGCCAGGGTCGAGGGGGATCAGCTCCACAGTTTGTAGCTGGCCACCGATTTGCACGCGGTTGTTAAACACAAACGCGCTGCCGATAAGCGCAGCGTGGAGCAGCATGGTTTCGCGCAGCTCAAAGCTGGTTTGCCAGCCGTTGGGGCGACGGTGCAACAGGTCGTAGAGCGCATGGTCCGTGGCGGGCAGGCGCTGGGGGTAGATGCTGACGTTGGACTTGCCCTCGCGCATGAGCTTAAAGGGCACTTGCGCGCAGCCCTGGCTGATGACGCGGAGGCAGGCAAACAGCACGCCTACGCGCAAAGCAGTTTCGCGCGTGAGTTCGACACCAGCTTTAGTGGACAGACGTCCCAGCAGCATGGCATACAGCTGCTCAATCGGGTCGTTTCCGGCGGCTGCCTTGCGTCGAAAAATATCAGGCAGTTTCATGGGTTGCTGGTTCGCTTTCGGTGATGGTTTCCCAGAAGGACTTGACTTCTGGCTGGGTACTTACAGCCCGGCTAAGCGCCATGACCGTGGCCACGATGCCGTCGATGCGTCCGTTTTCTTTGCTTTTCTTTTTGTCTGGCCTGAAGTTGCCGTTGCTGTCAAACAGCAGGGCTACGTTGCTTGCGCAGTAGCGCAACACCGGGTTGCCGCCGTGGCGCAACTGGCCTCCGTAGACCAGTTCCTCTAACTTTTTGCTGCCTGGGTACATGCCGCCGGTGTTTTGCGGCACTTCGACCATGGGCAGGCCGTCTTCCAAAAGTTCGTTAATGATTTGCAGTGCGTTCCACCGGTCAAAGCCCAGCTCTTGCAGGGCATAAAGACCGGCGACTTCGCGGATTTTTTCTTTGACCGGGCCGTAGTCGGTGACGTTGCCGGGGGTAGCGGTGAGCGATCCGCCGCGCTGCCAGTCTTTGTAGTTGGCTGCGTCGTCCGCGCTTTCGTTGTCTATCTTGTCTTGCGGGCACCAGTGCCACACCAGCACGTGCCAGGCCGTAATGCCGTCTGACGGCGGAAACACCAGGGCCAAAGCAGTGAGGTCGCGCGTGCTGGCCAGGTCCAGGCCACCAAAACAGGGGCGGCCTATGAGGCGTTTGGGGTCAAAGCGCTGGCCGCATTTGTCCCACACGGTCATGTCAAACCAGTTTTCGGCGCCACCGCACCAGATGTTGAGGTCTTTGGTGTAGAAGTTCGCGCGGGCGCTGGGCAGGGCTGCGGCTTTGCGGGCCATGCTTTGCATGTAGTCCAGGGTCTTGGACTTGCCCAGGCCGGGGTTGGCCTTGATCCAGTTGGCCGGGTCGAAGGGGTCGTCGCCCACGTCGAGGGTGTAGACGTAGCCAAAGAAGCTGTCGTCTGTGCGCTGGCCCTCAAGGATGGACACCAGGTAGCTGCGCAGCTCGGTGCAGATGCCGTCCAAAATGAAGCCGGAGGTGGTGATGGCGCTGAGCAGTGGCTGCGCGCGGGCACCGAGGGCGGTTTCCATCACGTCCCAAACGTCGCGGGTTTTTTGCGCGTGCAGCTCGTCAAACAGGATGGCGCTGGGGTTGAGACCGTCCAAGTTTTCGGCGTTGGCCGGGAGGGGCTGGAAAACGCTGGTGTCGAGGGTGACTTTTTCTTGGTTCAGGCCGTCAAAAACCTTGAATGATCGGGCTACGCCAGGGCTGCGGCGGCGCCAGCGTTTGATGTTGTCAAACGCGGGCTTGAACACGGTCATGGCCTGGCTGCGCGTGGTGGCCACGGCATAGACTTCGGCGCCGATTTCGCCATCCATGGAAAACAGGTAGGCGCCTTGCGGGCCTTTCCAGGTGCTTTTACCGTTTTTGCGGGCTACCTCTTCGTAGCCCCGGCTATAGCGGCGCAGGCCGTTGGACTTGCGCCAGCCGTAGAGCACGGCGGTCCAAAACTTTTGCCAAGGGTCTAGCAGTATGGGCTGCTGGGCAAGCGGTCCCTTGATGTGGACAAAAAACCGCTCGATGTACTGAATGATGTGCCAGGCTTTGGCGGGGCTGAAAACCAGGCCGCGCGCGGGGCCGTCCACCAGGTCCACATAGTGGCGCAACACGGCCAAATACACCAAGCGCCCAACCGGTATTTTGCGGGCTAGGACTGGCAGGCCGTAGGCAACATCCCATTCGTTAAGCGTGGCAGGCGTTAATTCACGTAGCCGCTTGGCGGTGAGTGCCCACCGTGGTTTGCGTGGTTTACCAGATCGCCGAATAGGTCGTCCTGCCCGCTCTGGACTCCCGTGTCCTTGCGCACGCGCGCCAGGCTGGGTATCGTCAAGCACGCTTTCGGGAGCCATTGGCCTAGTTCCATTTTCAAACGGGCCTCGTCTTTGGCCCATGGTGTTTCAGTGGCCCATCCTGTTTTCGAGGTTTGGGTTCGGCCCTTCTCTTCGCACTCTTGAGCTGCTGCGCGCCAGTCGCTAAAGGTGCGCACAATCACGGCAAGCGGTATGCCTGCGGTGATGTGCTCAATGCCCGCCTCTCGCAAAATTGCGCACAGGCTTTGGTAGCACTCCAACTCAGCCGGCGTAAATGCAATCAAGCCGGGCGGTGGTGGCGAGGTCAGGGCAGGTTTTTTGGAGCTGACAGAGCCCGCACCCACAGCGGGCAATGCCGCCGACAGGTGATTCGGGTCAGTCACATTGCATCCTTATTGCGCCTTGCGGCAAACCCCCAGGGGGTAGTTTTCATTTCCCATAAAAATCCGGC